GCTACGAAACCACTTAAACAGACAGATAAGGTCAGAAGAAATCCAACTTGGCCTTTCCCCACGAAGCTCCTTAATAACGAGCCCAAAAGAATCAAACGGAAAAAAGTAGACACAACACAATACGAGGAGGCTTTATTTTGAACGCAGACGACAAACAAGTGGGCGGTAGCCACTATAAAGATATGCCACTACAACCGTGGACTGTTATGCAAGCAGTCTTGACTACAGAGGAATTCGTAGGATTCTTAAAGGGTAGTGTCATCAAATACTCTATGCGTGCAGGGCGCAAGGGTGAGACGGCAGAGGACGTAAACAAAGCACGTCACTACATGGAGAAACTCAACGAAGTTTACGATGGAGTCCGGACATGGGAATGACGCCAGAGGCTAAGGTCAAGAAACAAATCAGAACGATCTTAGACCGAGTAGGCGCCTACTATTCCATGCCGATTGGTAGTGGGTTTGGTAATGCGGGTACGCCAGATTTTCTGGTGTGCCACAAAGGACTGTTCATTGGCATCGAAGCCAAGGCAGGTAGAGGGAAGCCAACCGCTTTGCAAGAACATAATCTTAAAAGGATTATGGAGGCGGGCGGTGAGGCGATGATTGTTAACGAGAAGAACGTAGATACATTGGAGGAACTATTAAATGGAACTAAATGAAAACAACTATCAAGAGTTTGTAGAGAAGATTGTGGGCGGTATGGATGACGATGAGCGGAAACACTTGCAGTTCATCACTACCAAACTTATTGCATGTTACGGTAAGGACAGTCCGTTCAGCGCAGTCATTGTGTTCTCTGATAGCAGTGAAGGCTCGATTGCCCTTGCATCAGCTAATGCGAACTCCATGCTTGCGGCGGAGTTGCTTATGGTTGGTAACGAGTATGCACAAAAGAACATGATGGAGGGCGCACCGCCCAAGGAAATGTTTAACTAGGAGAAGCACATGACTAAAGAAGAAATTTGGGAAGACATAATAGCGCCGTTTGGTTTGGGCTTTGTGTTTATTCTTGCGGTTAGCATAGTGGTATTGGCACTAGTTCTTTTGTTTAATAAAGTATTTGGCCCAACTCCCGAGCAACAAACTGAGTTAAACAAACCAAGGATTGTTTCCAAGTTTGAAGACTGTGAGATATGGATATTTGAAAATACACATTATGTTACTCGGTGCGGTAATCACACAGTAACAGAGCGCCATTACTCAGAGTCTTGTGGAAAAGCATGCACGAGACAAAAAGTAGAAAGGATTGAGAATGACTGAAAAACTAATGGTCGATAGAGGTTGCTTTGAGCGTGGGTGCATGGGACTTCCTAATCCGCACGAGAGACTGATTAAAGAAGATGAGGTGGTGTGGTTGGTGGAGGGGAAAGAGTGGGTAGGGTTGACTGAATACGAAATCAAAGGTGTTCTAGGGTTAAGTGAATCTTGGGTGGGTGAAGATTGTAGTATTCCAGACATGATTGGATTTGCTAAAGCGATTGAAGCTAAATTAAAGGAGCGCAACACATGACTAAAGAAGTAATGAAACAAGCGCTTGATGCGTTGCAAATATATAAAACGGAGAAAGATGGAATGGTCAATAAAGCCATCAAAGCCTTAGAAGAAGCACTAAAGCAAGAGCAGGATGAGCCAGTTGCTATGCGTTATGACTTTGATGGATACGGATATAAATACATAGACTCAGGCAGTGGAAGTGACTGGCAGACCAGAGAGAAGGGCGCAGAACCCCTCTACACCACACCACAACAACGCAAGCCTCTGACGGATGAGCAGATTGAAGAAATAGCAGATGGTTACCTTGTCGATTACAGAATTCCTGCGGGATGTGCTTGGAATTTTGCTAGAGACATTGAAGCCGCACACGGTATAAAGGAGTAAGACATGAATGAAATTTTATTAACACGTTTTGGTAGGAGTGATGTTGATATTAATGGCGACATAATCGGTGTATCGGTAGATCAAGAAGATAAATTTATTAAGTTCAGCGCAGGGGGCGCTATTAAGAAAGCCTTAATCGACCCATTGATGACTGATAACGGCAAGTCTATTGGCGAGCGTAACATTGACTGGCTTCATGAAAAATTAGATGAATGGATTAACAAACAACTGGAGCAAAGCGCATGACCATTGATGACGTTCGTAAATACTTTGAAGACAAAGGGATTAGCCAACGCGAGGTTGGGCGGTTTATCGGCGTTGATGCTCGTACCATTCGGCGTTGGTTTGCAGAGGAATATTCTGCACCGAAACTGTTTTACCTAGCGATTGAGGCGGACATCTTTGATGTTGAGCAAGTGCCCAATGGAAAAGTAATCAACCAATTAAAACTCAAAAAGAAAAACAAATGAGCGCACCATACAAAACAATCCTGACGGTTGATTTCGAAACACGTTGGGACAGCAAAGACTATACGTTGAGAAGAATGACCACTGAGGAGTACATAAGAGATGCACGATTCAAAGCTTTCGGCGCTTGCATACACGAGTTTGGAACAGACAAGATCACACAGTGGTACAGAGGCGATGAGCTACAGCGTATCCTCAACACCTACGATTGGTCAACAACAGCCGTCCTCGCACACAACGCACAGTTCGACGTCTCCATCCTTACATGGAGATACGGAGTTAAGCCCGCTTTCATTTTCGACACACTTTCAATGGGCAGAGCTTTGCGAGGCGTGGAAGTCGGGAATAGTCTCGAAAAACTTGCGGAGCATTTTGGACTCCCACCCAAGGGGGACGCAGTACATTCATCTGATGGATTAGAGACTCTCCCACGTGCGATTGAGAATGAACTCGCAGAGTACTGCAAACACGATGTGTTCTTGTGTGAAGAAATCTTCAAGCGATTCGTTAGTGGCTATCCTAAGTCAGAGTTACGCCTGATTGATATGACACTTCGTATGTACACAGAACCGGTATTAGAGTTAGATAAGCGCATGCTGATTGAAGCGCTCACAGATGAAAGGGATAAACGTGAAGGACTACTACAAAGGCTCGGCGTGGATGAGACTGCACTCGCTTCGAACAAGCAGTTTGCAGACTTACTTAAATCACTCGGAGTGGACCCTCCGACGAAGATTAGTAAAACCACGGGTAAGCAAACCCTTGCACTTGCTAAAAACGATGCGCACTTCCAAGCCCTACTCAACGGAGAGAACGAAGACGTTGCCCTCGTTTGTGAAGCTCGCCTTAAGGTTAAGTCGACTACTGAAAGAACTCGAGCGCAGAGATTCCTTGACATCAGCCAACGGGGTGCATTACCGGTTCCGCTATCGTACTACGGAGCGAAGTCGGGTCGCTGGACGGCGTCCAAAGGCTCCGCTATCAATATGCAAAACCTCAAACGAGGGTCGTTCTTACGCAAAGCGATTATGGCTCCCGAAGGCTACCAGTTGGTGGTCGGTGATCTCTCGCAAATTGAGCCGAGAGTACTTGCGTGGTTTGCGGACTACGAGGACATGCTCGACATCTTCAGGAGTGGAGCTGATGCTTACGCCTCATTCGGGGCGCAAATGTTCAATATTCCCGGGCTTTCTAAGGAGTCTCACCCTGACTTGCGACAGTCAGCAAAGAGTGCACTATTGGGTTGCGGGTATGGGCTTGGTTGGGCGTCATTTGCCACGCAACTCCTTGTCGGTTTCCTTGGAGCACCTCCGGTTCGCTACACAAAAGATTTCGCAAAGAAGTTAGGCGTTGATAAAGAGTACGTTGAGAAGTTCTTGGAGAACAAAGAGAACCTAGAGAAGATGGCGGACATTCCGCACACATGTACAGACGGTGAACTGCTGATTCATTGCGTAGCATCAAAGGCAATCATTGATATATACAGACGTACTGCTCAACCAGTAGTAAGTTTCTGGGAGATGTGTCAGGAGATGATGTCTCGTTGTCTAATCAACGGAGAAGAACTATCATATAAGTGTATAATTTTCCGCAAAGGTGAGATAGAATTACCCAACGGTATGAAGCTCTTGTACCCCAATCTGCGTGAAGAACCAGAGAAGGATGCAGACGGTAAGATCATCAAAGATAAGAACGGTAGACCAAAGGTCAACTGGGTTTACGGAGAAGACAAGACCAAGCTATACCCGGGTAAGATTACGAACAATATCATTCAGGGTGTTGCGCGTATTGTGATGACGGACGGTATGCTCAGGGTACAAAAGAGATACCCCGTCAAAGGAACTGTGCACGACGAGTTAATATGCGTTGTGCCGGATGAGGAGGCTGATGACGCTAAGACTTGGGTCTTGGCGCAGATGACTATGGAGCCACGGTATTTACCGGGCATACCACTCAACGCTGACGGTGGCGCTCACCGTAGATATGGATTAGCAAAGAACTAGGAGAAGTAAATGAAGATACCAACAAAATTCACAATCGGCAAGCACACATACACAGTTGAGGTGCACAAGCACATACCGGGTACAGACTCGATGGGTCAAGTCTCGTACAGCAAACGACTTGTTCAGATAGCCACGCACAGTTCATATGATCGCAAGGCGCACCCCAAGCGTGAAGTCATTGATACGTTTTGGCATGAGGTCACACACGCTATCCTCAAGGATATGGGACATGACTTAGAAAGTAATGAGCGTTTCGTTAATGCGTTTGCAGACAGGTTAACAGATGTCGTCATCTCAGCAAAACTTTAAGTTCCCCGATGAGGACGACTTCGCACACCTTGGCGACGAGGAGATGTTGATGCTCATGGAGTCGGCGGACTATAAACTTGGGGAGCAAGGAACACCAAAATACATCACCGGCATGAGGAACGGCGTGTCAACAACGTGGTATTTAAGTGCTCCCGCACCTTATAACATGAACTATCTACTACCCACTTGCCCTGATTTTATGCGTGTACATGAAGCTTTTAAAATATTTATGTACTTGCATGCCAACGTAGAGTACCGTTAACAACTAGGAAAACTATGCACCCCAACCCTACCGTCAAACCAATCGCTTGGTCACACTCCGCCCTCAAAGATTTTGAGGGATGTGCAAGGCGCTACCATGAAACCAAGATACTGAAAAAGTATCCGTTCGTAGAGTCTGCTGAGATGAAGTACGGAAACCTACTGCACAAAGCGGTGGAGAACTACATCAAAGGCTCAGAGGATCTGGACGAGAAGTTTGCGTTCATGCGCCCCATTGTGGACAAGCTGAAGGCTAAGAAAGGGCGTGTGTCAGCCGAGACTAAGATGGCGCTCACCGCTAACCTTGAGCCTTGCGATTGGTTTGATAAACGTGTTTGGGTAAGAGGCATTGCGGACATGCTAATCATTGACGATGAAGATCTAACCGCATGGGTGGTTGACTGGAAAACAGGCAACAACAAGTACCCCGATAGGGATCAGTTGGCGCTGATGGCGTGCATGGTGTTTAAGCTACATCCGCATATCAGGAAAGTGAACGCCGCCTTGATGTTTGTGCTGAAAGATGATATGGTTAAGATGTCTATGACGCATGAGGAATCAGGTGCGAAGTGGTGGGAGTTTCGTGAGCGCTATGGCAAGTTGCTTGATTGCGTAGCTACCGATGTATGGAACCCAACACAGACTCCGCTTTGTGGATGGTGCCCGGTCAAGACATGTGAATTCAATACCAAACGAAAAGATTGACACCCGTTGAAAGGAAACAAAATGGCTACACGCAAACGTGACTACAAAAAAGAATACAAACGTGATCTGGAAACTGGCAAGTCCGGTCCGGGTTCTGACCAACATGAGCGCCAACGTGCACGCAGGATGTACGACAAGGAAGGCATCGACAGAACCGGCAAGGACATCGACCATATCAAACCGCTACGCAAGGGCGGTAAGTCAACCAAGGGTAACTTGAGACTGCGTTCAAGGAGTACCAACCAAGGTGACAACAAATGAGCATGAGTCCGTATGCGAACATTGTCACTACTAACAACACGGTGACGGGGTATAGGCTTTTGCAAGCAAGCCCTCCTGCAGTACACGACCAATCTAGTTGTCTACAAGAGCACGAGCTTACGACTGCACCGTTCAATATGAGGATAGAAGATTTGGTTAACTTATGGTTAGCTAAATACGGTAATGAATGGGTAGACGTTCAAGAAGTTACGTACGATAACTACTACAAATATGTTTATGCAAGACTTTACGGAGTAAGAGAACTAGAACAACACTACTTAACAGACCGCTCGAAGTTTGTATGTAGGAAACCAGACTAAAACAAAGGAGAAGTAAATGGCAAAAATAAAAACAGTAACAATGAACTCGACGCAAGCAAAAATATACAACAATCTATTCGAAGACGACCCCACGATTGCGCAGGACTACGCAAAAAAACTAGCGAAGTCTATGACGGTAACTAAAGATGCAATAGCAAACGGAATACTTAATCAAACCTTTAATACGTTTAATCCTAATAAACGAGAGGCATACATGATGCCTTTGTCTCAACTCGTTACTATTTGGCAAGCTAAGTATGGAGATCAGTGGATTCAAAAAGATCTTTTACCCATCGTTCAAGAGTCCGCACAATTTTTTCAAGATGCGTATTGGCGCTTAAGAAGAAATGATTTAATGGAAGAAGCTGATGACGGTTGGTATCGCCTTAAGGAAAATGCGTAATGGCAATCAGTAGACAACAAATAGTAAAAGAGTTACTGCCGGGATTAAATAAGCTGTTTGGTGATGAGTATGCTAAGTGGAAACCGATTGATATGGACACATTCAAGAACAAAAAATACAGTGATGTTAAGAACAAAGCGTTTATAGGTGTGTCTGTGGACACGTTACTCGGCCTTTGGATGTCAATCTTTCCAACCGGCTTTGCAACGACACAGGAGACCAATGAATTATCCTCAGACATGTTGGATGTTGGACGCGTGTTAAGAGATGAAGGCATTTTAAAGTTTAACAACAACACTTCTATGTACTACATCAAAAAGGAGTTCAGATGAAATTCAAAACAACTGAGCGCTATTCTTTTGGTTGGAGCGACCCAAGGGGCACGTTCATTGGTGGCTCTAATGATGTCAGTCCTATTGCGCGCATATCAGAGGATGTTAAGGCGCTATCTATAAAAGCTTGTCGTGATTTGTGGGAAGTACGTTTGGGCGATGCGCCAGTTGATGCGCTTGCATTAGCAACGATACCTAAAGACGATCCACTAAAAGGAATTGCTAGAAAGCTTCTTGAAGCAAACGAACTTATCTATGAAGTAGTCATGCTTCCCGATAGAGTAGGGCGTGTAGAAACGTATAGATTAAAGGCAGAGTATGGAGATAATTGATAACAAGGCGCTGTTGTTCAGGACACGCACGCCTGACAAGTACAGCATCATCCCAAAGCACAAAGTCGTTAGCGAAGAAGACGGTATCTATAGCGTAGCAGTTTACTGGGGGTTAGATGAAACACGTGTACTCAAGAACCTTGGCGTACGAAACGTACCCTCACCCATTACCAAACGCTACAACTATCCCGGTCGCTTCAGACCCATGGCGCATCAAATAGAGACAGCTGCTTTCTTTACGCTCAACAGGCGTGCGTTCTGTTTCAACGAACCCGGTACAGGCAAGACGCTCTCCGCTTTGTGGGCGGCTGACTACCTTATGCAAAAAGGTGAAGTGCGTAGAGTCTTAGTGCTCAGCCCCTTGTCGATCATGCAGTCAGCGTGGATGCAGGACATTAGCAACAGCGTGATACATCGGTCGGCTATCGTAGCTCACCATGCGAAAGCAACACGTCGTATTGAAATGATTCAGCAAGACTATGAGATCGTCATCACCAACTACGAAGGCTTAGAGTTGATCTCCCAAGAGGTGCGCAACGATGGGCGCTTTGATTTGGTTATCGTGGACGAGGCTAACGCATACAAGAACCCATCGACTCGCAGATGGAAGGCGCTTGCATCTATCCTGAAACCTGAAACGTACTTGTGGATGATGACAGGAACACCGGCGTCGCAGTCTCCCGTGGACGCGTACGGTTAGCTAAA